CAAGAAGTGTTAGATAGAGCATTACAAAACGAAAGTGTAATGAATTCTATATGGGGTTCTATAGATCATCACGCAGAAGAAATGGAGTTGCAAGAGGTAATAATTAAACAATACAACAACAATGATAATTAGATTTAAAGAAGTAGACGAAGCTTATCTTAAAACACTGTTTTACTACGTGCCAAAAGCAGAATACGATTTAGTGTCTGGATTGAAATTTCCAGTTACCGACGCTGAGATGATAAAAGCAAAGAAAGCAGGATTCATGCCGTATCACGGAGTTAACATATCAGTAGACTTGATTGAAGAAAATCCAACAGAAGAAGCTATTCTTTTTGGACAGAATTACATGGACCTTCTTGATTCTTTGTCGAGCAAGTTCATTCACTCGAAAGACGTTGTTGATGCTTTGTATCCTGGAATAGTTCTAGGAAAAAACGTATTGCTTTATGGTAGGGGTGGACACGGCAAGTCAGAGATGACTGAGCATTTCCTTGAGAAAGCTAAAGAACTTGGTATGATTAGTTCAGAGCCGTTTGTACAAGCTCTTGGAGAAGGATTAACTGAAGAGGCTTTGTTTGGTGGATTGGATATGAAACTATTCCTAGACAAGGAGACTGGAACTGGAGAATACGTATACTTAGTAGAGAATAGCTTCATGAACCATGAGGTAGTTGTATTCGAAGAATTGTTCGACGCTCCTGCAGCTATATTGTTGTCTTTGAAAGATATTATGACTTCAGGATACTTCAGAAAAGGAAAGCAGAAATTCAAGATTAAAACAAAAGTAATAATAGGCTTGACTAATAAATCTAAAGAGGATTTCTCTGAAGACGAAAGCCTGGAAGCGTTCTCGCAACGATTTCCGATAACTAAGAAGGTTGAATGGGATACTTACAGCAAAGTTGATTTCATAAACCTATTTGAAAAAGTGTTTGACAAGGACTCTACTTTCTATAAAGACAACAAGATAAAGTTTTCCGACCTAGCTAGCATCATAGAGTTGAATAATGCAGTTGGGACAAGTTTTGTTTCACCTAGAACTGCTGTTCAAGCGGCTCAACTGTATGCATTTGGATCATCACTAGATCTTGTTTCTGACATAGACAAGGATATTGTTACAAAGTACTTTAAAGCCAATAAGCAAAGCGAGCAAGTTCAAGCATCTGTTAAAATTCTTGAGAAAGCAAAGGCTTATTTTCAAGTAATACAAGACTCTTGTAGATCTGTAGATGGAGGCGAAGGAGCAGAAGTGGAAGATGAAGTATTGCGTATGTTAGGAGGCGATAGCACTAATTTTGGAGTGGAAAGAACTCTTGATCAGAAAGATATTGATACAGTTAAATTATCAATAAATAAATTAGCGTGGTTGCAAGTGCATTTAAAGTCAACACCTAGCTTAACAGAACACACTCAAGAAAGACTTGAGTTCTTCGAGAAGACATCTGTTTTCAAAAAGAAATTAACTAAAATAATAGCTTAATTATGGGAAGTTTTTCAGTTAGATTGACCAATGAAATAAATGTGCCTGGCATGAAACACATAAACGAGTTAGCTATGGAGAAGAATATCAACTTCTCCGAAGCTTTCACGGTGGCTCCGGATATTCTTAAAGACCTGTATTACATCTTCATGAAAGAGCGTGATCTTGGGTCTGACTTTGTTAAGTCTGAACATATTCTTAGCAGAAAAATTATCGAAACACAAGTGCTGGGCAGAAAACTAAGTTCTAGCGAAAATGATTATTATCGATTTAATCTTAACTTTCTGTCCAAGGTGAATATAGAGGAGATTCTTGGATTTTCTCCAATGGACAAGGCTTTGAATGTAATCATGTACGCAACTAAGCTTTCGAAAGAGAATGGTAGATACGATTCTGTCGGAACCGTTAATGAAGAGATGGACGAAGTGGATGATATTTCTCTAAATAAATCTATTAAAAAATTCTCTAATCCGGAAAGTAGATCTGAAGAGGGAAGTGTTGAGCTTTCTAACGACTTAACGTCGTGTGTTCGTGAATTTTTAAGTGATTTGTCTCCAGAGATACTAAACATCTACGGAGTTAACAACAAATTAGACATGCCTATTAACTTAAAAATCTTCAAAGACATTAAGATTAAGGCGTACTTAGAGAATAAACTTGGAATGGAAGAGACGAAAGAAATGAAAGTTATCGAAGACGCGTCCTCTAAGAAGAAGAAGCACATGAATATGACTTCCGTATCAGATCTTTCTAAAGTAAGTAAAGTTAAATTGGCTATGCCTGATTTCAACATTAAGCTAGCTAAAAAAGAGCTTATAGTGAACAAAAAAGTATCTCCAGTAACGAAGAAACAGATGTTTACTATGTTGCTCGATGACTCAGGTTCTATGCAATGTGTGCAAAAACAGACTTACGTTAGAGCTGTACTGTTAAATCGCCTTGAGCCTGTAGTAAAAGGACACGCTACTTTAGTGTTTTACTTATACGAATCAGGTAGGTACAACAAGAAAACGGTTAATACTGCTGCAGAGTGTAGAGCGCTTTACGAAGAGATTTGCACAAGAATACCTAACGGAGGTGGAACTAACATTGGAGCGGTACTACAGGAAACTGTAAACGAAGTGTGTGCTATTCCAGGATATCATAGCCCAGAAATCATGATAGTTTGTGATGGTGATGACTATATCGACCCTAAAGAGGTAGACTGTAAAGGAGTTAAGATTAACGTAGTTGCCCTAGGTAACAGCAATCAAGGGTTAAAACAAGTTGCTATTGACTCTACTGGTTGGTACACGGAAGAGCGTATGTACTAATAATCTTACAAATAATTTAATAATGTATTAGTTATGACAAGAAAATTTATAAAAAAAGCATCATTCAACAAATGGTCTTTTGAAAAGGTGAGTAGAATATCTGTTTCTTATTTAGAAACAAATGGAAAACTAAAAGTAAAGAGCTTTACTAAGTCTGTTTTCATAGAAAGTAGTAACTCAAAAGCTTTAGAAACTATGTATGAACAATACGGAATAAATAACGTTGTCTTTCTTGTTGCTGTAAAAGACAAGTTTGAAAGACTTGTAGTTAGTTAAAAACAAGTAAAATGACAACAAAAAACATTCAAACAATGATTTCACTAGTTGAGCTTAAGTTTGGTGTAATGTCAAATGAATGCTTAATCAGCAGAATTAAAGAAGAATTTGATGTCAGCATTAACAACGCTGACATCTTAAATCTTCACATCGATCTAAGTGAATTAGAGATTTCAAACAAACAAATAAATAGCTATGACGGATATAGTGAGTATCGACAGGAATTTATTGATTATTAATGCGCTTACACTTGGAGAATATCACTTCTTGAGCCTTAAAAATACAGATATGCCTTTGTCTATTGAAGATAAACTAATCTGCGGTAAAATCAATGAAAAGTATCTGGAAGACTGCGGATTCATCAAGATAACAGAACAAGGCATAGTCTTAAGACAGAAAGCTAGGGAGATGTTTCAAAACCCAAGAGATAACTTCTACAGGTTCTTATCTACGTTTCCAATTAAGACTCCAAAAGGAAGGTACTTGTCTCCAGTAGGGACAACAGGAGTCGCCGTTACTGCTTTGCATACTAAATGGAACAGGCTCTTTAAAAAGAATCCTATTGTTGAGAACAAAGTTATAAGAGTGCTTGAAGCTGAGATGGCTTACAGGAGAAAAGAGAATAACATGGAGTTCATGTCAGCTTGTGAAGCATGGTTAAACGGAGCTTTCTATGAGAAATATGAGTATCTCCTTGAGGATGAAAAGGCTACAATAGCTTCAGAATATAATGACCTTATGTAGAAAAATAAATGGGCTTATATAGTAAAAAACTAAAGCGATGCTTTACCTTTGCCGTCCCGATAAACTTTTCTACAGGTTAAATTAATTACTTAAAAACAGTAAAATGATAATAAATCAAACGATCTATAAGAAAGATTCAGCGGGCAGAGTAAGGTTCTTACACCTTAGTCATGAGGACAATTTCGTAGTACAACGTTCAGGTGTTGTAGGTACAGATAACGTAGTAGAAAACAGAAGTGCTTGTACCGCAAAGAACGTAGGGAAAAGCAATGGAACTTCCGCAAATTATCAAGCGATGTTAGAGACAAGGGCTAAACTTGACGAGAAATTAAGGCTTGGCTATTTCTACACGGAAATTGAAGCTATGGAAAAAGGAGGAAAAGATTTCTTATTACCAATGCTGGCCAAAGACTACAAGAAGGAATTCAAGAAAGTAAAGTACCCTTGTTACGCACAACCTAAACTTGATGGTATGCGTGCATTAGGTTCTGATGAAGATGCACTTGTATCTCGAACAGGTAAAGTCATAGACACAATTAAACACATAAAATTCAATGGTCTTGGAGAAACTGTATTGGACGGCGAGCTATATGCCCACGGAAAATCATTCCAAGAAGTAATGCGATTGGTTAAGAAGTATCGTCCGCTCGAAACAGAAACTGTAAAGTATCACGTTTACGACTTGATTATGAACGCTCCATTCAATGTAAGATATTTAACTCTTGCTCGTATCTGTATTGACAATCCTCATTTGGATTTGGTAGAAACAGTTAGGGTCAATAACGAAGCTGAGATGCTTGAGTATCACAAGAAAAACATTGCTGCAGGTTACGAAGGAACTATGATTCGTCACGGAGAGTCTGGCTACGCTGTAAACAAACGCAGTTCTGATCTACTTAAATATAAAGACTTCTTAGATGAAGTTTATCTAATTGTAGATGTAGTTCCTTCTGAATCAAGACCTGAGCAAGGAGTAATTAGATGTTTTTGTTCAAGAACTGGACAGTATTTTAATACTGGAATGAAGTTTAGTCATGCTGAAAGAGAAGAGATTCTGGTTAATAAATCTAAATACATAGGTCAAACAGCAGAGATTAGATTCTTTGAGTTTACTGAATCTGGTATCCCAAGATTCCCAGTGTGTCACGGATTCAGACTAGATAAATAAGTTATGGACCATAAACTTGAAAAAATCAACAAGGAACTTGTGGACACATTGTTTCAAAATTTCAATAGATATGTTGGAAGACAGCCTGCTTTAAATAGAGAAGAGCTTTTAACTGAGTATAAAATTCTCACCAGAAATTGCCTTGACTTATTCGGACAACATGTATCTGAATCACAAAAAAAAGCTTGCGCCAAGAGAGTCCATACAATCCACTCGTCAGCGAAACGAATAGTGTTAGATACGCCTAGTGTAACTTACGAAGATCTTCCTTTTTAATTTAAAGAACAATTATGTATAACGTACAGAAAAGGGTAGACGACTACCACAAGAACAGGGATGATGTACTATCAGGAAGAAAAGTTAATATCCCTTTCTCAGGACTAAGTAAGTTGATTAAATATATTCCTGGAATCATTCCAGGAATCATGTATAAAATCACTAGCGGTTCTGGAGCAGGTAAGACTCAGTTCGCCAAGTTTGCATTTGTTTATCAGCCTATACTTTTTGCTATTAAGTACAATGTGAATTATCATGTATTGTATTTTGCACTGGAAGAATCTAGAGAGGAGTTTATCGATAGCTTATTCATACATGTTCTGCAAAGAGTATTCAAGGTAAAAATAGACAGATTTGCACTTAGTGGAAATGGACCCGTGATGCTTACTAGTTCCGAACTAGCTTTTGTTGAAAAGGCTAAGTATATCGTGAACTCTATTATGGATCACATTACCGTAATCGACAACAGATACAAGCCTACAGATATGTACAACGTCTGTAGAGCATTTGCTGAAGACCATGGTAAGTTCACTATTAACGCAAAAGGCAGGGAGATTTACACTAAGAACGATCCGAGTCAAATCGTATTGACTATTACAGACCATATAAGCTTGATAGAAGAAGAATTTGAAGCAGAGACTAACAAGTATCTCGACAAAGGTAAATCGATGGCTAAATGGCACACACACTATCAAAGAAAGATCATTACAAAGCAATGGGGATGGGCGGCATTAAATGTCCAACAGCAAAGTTTAGATAGCGAGCAACAGGTATTTACCAATAAAGGTGAAACCGTGATCAATAAGCTATTACCGAGTATGGATGGATTAGCAAACAATAGAGAAATCGCTAGAGATGATTATGTCATCTTCGGATTGTTTGCTCCAGAACGATTTAAAATCGACAAGTACTTAGGCTATAACATTTGCGATCCCGCTACAGTTAGTGACAACTTCTACGACAACTTCAGAGCAGTGACTTTGATTAAAAATAGATTTGGTACGCCAAATAAAACATTGCCACTCTATTTCGATGGTAGTTACAACTTCTTTGAAGAACTACCAGACAGGTCGGACGCAGCTTTACTAAGAGAATTTATAGACAGAACAAAAATTTAAACAAACAAATGGGAAAAAACAAAAAAAACGCCGTGTTAACTAAGTTAGTTAAAAACACATTTAAAGACGCTAAAGATAAACACATCTTTGAAGCGGAAACTATCTTCGGAACTGTATTGGACGACTCAATCGGTATTTTACTTTCTGCTAACGAAGACGTTTCTAAAATGGTCTTGCAAGTAGGAAAGATCAATATTAATCTAAACGTAGAGTCTCTTGATTTTTTAATTAAGTCCCTAGTTACGCTTGGAGCTATGTTGGCGTCTGAAGGAGACAATGCTTTTAGAGAGAAGCTTAATCGCGACCAATCTTCAGCTCACGAAGGCGAAGAAGGTATATCTTTCTCAAGAATTAAGTCTAAGAAGAAAAACGAAGATGACTTGATTGAGGGTGCTGATTTAATCGCTAAACACACCGATAGACTGATCAATGAAAACGTAATCAAAGGAGGAATTAAAGATTCTGATATCGAAAATAAGAGACGTGTTGCAGAAAGAGCGATTGGCTTAGTTACTAAGCTTTGCAAGAAAGTAGAAAATGATCTTCTTCTCTTAATAAGCAGAGGCATTAGTATTGCTGATTCAGACATGAACTTTATAGACAAATCTATAAGTCTTTGTGAGGCTGAGCTTGAGAGAGTTAAAACATCAAATACCTCATTAGAATTATCAAGAATGCCTTTTGAATTATCTAGGCTTATGGGAAAAGTTGCATCTATTCACAAAGAAAGCTTCGTTCACTTCACGGAAGAAGAGCAAAAAGAAATAGTAGAAAATATGTATTCAATGGTTAAAAACGTAGATGCTCTTGAAGAACCTTTGACTTCTGATAATTTAGATTTAGATGACAAGGAAGCTGTAGACGACTTCCTGGACTCAATGCTTAAAAGGGACAAGGTTAATACCGAGTCTAGCGTAGCATCAATCGAAGAAGGAGTAATGGAAGAGGTTGTTTCGAAACGAGATGTGGTAAAAGATATTCCAAAACAATCTATTGACAAAGAATCCCAAGAGATTGAAGAGTACTTAGAACAAGCGGAAAACACTCCAAACGATGATTTCGACACTATGCTTTCGGGAAACTCAGGTTTGTTCAACATAGAAGATGAATTGTTTGCTGGAGATGCAGAAGAGCAAGAATGTTTAGATATCGAAGCTATTGAAGCTGATACACATGGATATGCTAATTGGGAGGACGATAATGCAACGCCGATACATGAAGCTGAAGATGATGATGAAGATGATGATGAAGATGAGGAAAGCGACTTCCTTCAACGCATGTCTGATCTTGAAGGACTGCTTACTGGAAACTTTGAAAAGCTAGAGGAAGAGGTTCCTACGTTTGAAAAGATAGAGCAATTGAGAGTGGAGCATGGAGAGTTGGCTGCAAAAGAGTATGTATCATCATTATCTCAAGAACAACGTGAGTATTTGGTAAAGGAGAGAATGGAGATGAAACTTGCCGCATCTCAATCGAAGCTAGAATCTTAAATCTAACAAATCAAATTAAAACTACTATGAAGAAGCTTAAATTTTTAATGATGTCGATTTTAGACTTGTTTTTTACTACAACTCCAACAAAGTTAAGCACTCCTGATATCAATGACCTCCAGGTAATCGCAGAAGACGTTTCGGAAGAATGTTTGTCGGATATCTGTGTTGGAAATACTAAGGAGAGGCTGAATAGCATTGGTATTGTCGATACATCCTCTAAAGAAGCAGAGGACTATTTGTCTAGAGATAAGATAGATTACTCGGACATTGAGTTTGAGTCAAAGGTTAAGTCTGATCTAGACGCTAAAGAACAGAAGAAGCGCAGAAGACTTCACTATAAGCTACACACCACTGCAGGAGTTGTTATATACGAAGGAGTTCATCTTAGAAAGTTCCTAGCAGGAACCAAGGTTATTTACCCGTTTAGTTACAAATGCGCGTACAGATTCGCTAATAAATACCAGAACGACAAAGTGTTTAAAGAAAGGTATTTAATCAGTTTTGAAGAAAAGAAAATTAATATTAATCAAGGAGAAGTCCTTCAAAAATCTTAAATATGTCAGATTTTTATAAAATCCTGGTTGTTGGACAATCAGGTAAAGGAAAAACCTATGGCGCTAGAACTTTAGATGCGCTAACTACTGGGTTCGTTAATGTAGAAGACAAGCCTCTTCCGTTTAAAAACCACTTCATGAACCACACCAGATGCGTAAGTACTTCGGAAGCTAAAGAAGCTATTAGAAAGTACGCAACTGATCCAAACATCAAAGTAATTGTCATCGACAGCTTGAGCGGATACATGGAGACGTTGCTAAGAGAATGTAGAGCGACTAAGAAGAACTTTGATATCTGGAATCTCTATAACGAGGAAATCGGAAAGCTGTTGAGTTACATTAAAAGCATTCAGAAAGAAGTAATCATTATGGCTCACTATGAGATGTCAGAAAACGAAGGTGACAACGAAAAATTCGTAAAAGTTAAAGGAAAAGAGTGGAAGAATCTCATTGAAAAAGAGTTCACCATTTGCCTTTATGCCGATAGAAACAAAGACGATAAAGGAGTTGTTCACGCATGGCTAGATCTATCTCTTGACGCTTCATCCTCAAAATGCCCACCAGATATCTTTGGCGAAGGAGTGAACAGAATCGACAACGACTATCAGTATTTAGTAGAAAAAATCGCAGAATTTGCAGGACGTTAATTAAAAACTAAAGCTAGGCTTTACAAAAAAACAAATATGAAAAACTTGATTTTCCCAAAAGGGACAGAAGTAGGCGTGATCTTTTCAAGGATGAAGAAGGTTATTGAACATAGGTTCATCGTGGATGAAGATTGGTCTGATGAAGTAAAAAGGTCTTTATTAATGAATATCGATTATCAGAACAGCAAAGACTTATCAGATATGGAGAACAAACAAGGTCTTGTCGATTTTGAAAACGCAAGTATCGTTGAAATTCAAGACGCAAGTATTGAAGAATTTAGCAGCGAAGTCGTTCAAGGCACTATTGTTTATCAAGGAGAAGAGTATCAATTCTCATTAGAGAAAAAGTAAATAACCTTCAGAAGAGGTTGTTTTAAAAAAAAACAAAAATCAATTATTAAATATTAAAATTAAAAATTATGGAATTCGGTGTACCAAAAAGAAGAGAAGCAGGTTCAAGTAAAGAAAAGTACGAAAATGTTGCAGTGCTTACAGTTTCGGAATTTAAAGGAAAAGGAACAGGGAGAACTATCTCTTTAAACGCAAAAGCAATTGAGGGTTTAGGGATAGATTTTGAAAACCCTGAAGTGTTGATTTCATTTTCATTTGACAAGTTAGCGAGCAGAGTGTCTATAGCTAATACCACAGGTCTTGAAGGAATGTCTGGAGTTAGATTAGCTAAGACATCTAAATCAGTCTCTGATAAGTCTTATTTTGAAGCTATCAAGTCTAATTTCAATGTAAAAGTAGAAGATTCTGCTGAGTTTTTATTAACTGAAACTGGAGGAGAATTCAATGGACAAAAAGTACTTTCATTGTCGTTAATGGGTGCTGTTGATATTATGAACGAAACCGTAAGCGAAGCTGTAGCTGAAACTAATCCTGAGATCGCTGATGTAATTGTAGCTCCTTCTGGAGTTCTTATAGAAGTAGTTGCAGACGAAATCCCAATAGAGCACATAATGGAGCAATCGGCTATTCAATCTGAAGCTGAAGCTGAAATCGAAGTTGAAAACGCATTTGTTGAGCCAGTACTAGAAACAGTTCAAGACGAAGCGAAAGCAGAAAGCGATTTCTTCGCGGGATTTAACTAAAGCAAGGCTTTATAATCCAAACAAAATCCGCCAGGTGTAACAGCCTGGCTTTTTAAACTTAAAAAAAATAAATAACAAAAAAAACACAATCATTATGATGAATTTTTCAGAACAAAGAGAAGACAACACAGTATCAAGAAAAGTATTTTTAGGAAAAAGATCTTTCAAGATCGCAGCGGTAAACCCAAGCGAGGATTGGTTAAAAGAGAATAAGTTCTACATTAACGAGAATGAATTCGCTAGAGTCGGAACAATGCAAACTAAGAATAAGGCTGATGGTGTTAAGAATAGATTTGCTAAGATAGACGTGTTTGTTAAAGACGTATTCGATGGTCCAGACAGCCCGTTTTTCAAAGTTAGCTACATGTTACAAGAGCGTTACAACATGAGCAATGATGGATCTAAATGTCAGATCATTAACAAGTATGGCAACACTCTTTGGGTACCTACAGCAGAGGCAAGAACCCTTACGATCTCTCATCCTTTTATCGGCGACTCTGTATACGTACTTGACGGCATTAAACCTTGTTTAGTTGGAGAAGAAGCTTTAGTTGGTTTTATCAGAAGCTTAAGAAATCTGAATAACGTAAGAGATACTACAAGTCAAGAAGATAGAGCTAAGTTAGCCAGTATGTTTGACAAGAAGGATTTGGACAAGATGTTCTTAGGAGACTTCAAGGATATTAGCGCTTTGCTGAACCATGGAGATACTACAGTAGGTTTCTTGCTTGGAGCTAAGACTAGTGACAAAGGAAGTGTTTACCAAGATTTCTACAAAGAAAAACCACTTAGACCTTATGAGGTTAAGTCCGACAAAGACAGTTATCTTATAGATAAAGTCAATAAAGAACAGGCTGCATCTAGATATTCTAGTACGTATTTTGACTTGCAAAACCTTAACTTTAGAGAGTACGTTTCAACTAATGACGCTACTAAACCTACAGATAAAGAGGATTTATTCGCAGGTAGCTCAGTGAGTAATGGACTTGGGTTTGGTGCAGCAGAAGCAGCCGATCCTTTTGGACCAACTTCGGGTGGATTCGGTTCTAGTCAAGAAACTGTAACAGGTCCTAAAGAAGTAACTAGACTTGAGCCTGAATACACTATGGAAGGCGAAACAGACGACCTTCCTTTTTAATTTTTAATTAATTTACAAAAAGTAAGCATCAAGTATACATAAAGTCTACCTTTGATGCTTACTTCTTTTAAAAAACAACAAACAATGGAGCTATCCAAGAGTCTACTGCCAGTTACGGCGGAAAACGTCCAGTCCTTCGTGTCTAATGTAAATATATTTCTAAAGTATTCAGACGCTAAGTTTAAATTTAATACGCCGTTTAGCTCTCCTTTCAGGAACGACAAGAACCCTAGTTTTATAGTTTACGAAAAAGGATTCTTCGTTGACTTTGCTACAGGAGAAAAAGGTAATGCCATTACATTTGTAATGAAGCTGAATAAAGTAAATTTTAATGACGCTTTACTGATGATAGTAAGAGACTTTTCCCTAACAGCTGAGTTTAACTACTTTGACTCTAGTAAGATATCCTCTAAAAAGGCTGATTTCAACAATCCAAGGAGTAATATATCTGTTTCTGGAAATGTAGATATAAACGTAACAAAAAGAAGCTTTAATAGTAATGACTACGAGTATTGGAGCCAGTACAATCTAACCGAAGAAGATTTAAGATTCGCGAATATAATCCCGATTAGCCACTTCTTTATTGGCTTAAAAATGTTTATAGCAGAAAAGCTTTCTTATGCTTTCTTAGAGCGAAAAGACGGAGATGTAACCATCAAGATCTACCAGCCTAAAAGCTCTTGTTTGAAATGGATAAATAACAACAACGGTTCTGTTTGGGAGATGTGGGAACAACTGCCACGTAAAGCTGAAACTGTAATTATCACTTCCTCAAGAAAAGATGCTCTCTGCATAATCAAGAACCTTTCACTAGCGTCTACAGCGTTTCAATCAGAAACAACAACTCCAAAAGAATCAGTAATGAGTGAGGTTATAAACCGATTCACTGACGTTTACATACTAATGGACAACGATTATGATAAAGAAACGAATTGGGGGCAAAATGCTGCTCAAAAACTAATACGTCGCTTTAGTAATGTGATTAATTTAGTCATACCTGAAGAAACAGGATGCAAGGATTTTAGCGACCTGTGTTCTAAACACGGTCATCAAGAAGCTTCTGAGATCTTAATGAGAGTGATTTTAAAATCTAAAGAAGAACAGCTATGCTCGTAACTGAAAAGACCCTTGTTATTAAAATGCCTTTAATCACACACATAGCTTATACGCAAAACAAACTTGCGCCTGATAAGTTTATGAAGATCAATGGCCAGCATATTTACGACGGGACTATGCACAGATTTAAACGAGCAATTGTAGTAGAGAACATGCACTACTACTTTGTGTATAATATACCGGATGAGATGTTAAATCTTAACATTCAAAAGGTAAAAAGCATTGCCTACATCTTTCACACTGTAATCAACCATGGTAACATACGTCGTATAAAGGGCGTAAGGAGCTGGAAGAAAGCAGCTAAAGATTATGTTCCAAACTGGGACATTGAAAATCTCTCAAGTATTTGGATCAAAACAGGTAACGACTCTCTTTCAATCGCTAAAGTAATTTCAGACGACAACATAGGGGTCATTCAAAAAGTAATGTACGGCTTCAATGAGGTTGAAGACATAGACGATTTAGAACTAGAAATAATTATCAAATATTAATGAAATAAAAAAAACAAAAATGAGCGAAGACAGAATAAACGGAGTGGAAACTAAAAACACAGAAGTAGAAAAGGCTCAAGGAATGACAGTTGAAGTTATGAGGATGAACGAGAAGGAATACAGGGCGTATCCTGCAGTATCTTACAGTAGGCTTAGTGATATCGAGAAAGTTGGAATACTTGCCGTAAACGCAAACGTAGCGAGTATTGGAAAGCTAAGAGGCGTTGTATTGGGAAGTATAACTGACGATGTTATTAGCAATAGGTTGTCAGGCATTCCTGACTATGTAAAAACAGTAGATAAAATCCCTGGAAGCGGAACTATTACTGAACTGGCAATTGAGTCTATTGTTGAGAAACTTTCCTTCACAAACTTTATGGGCATCGACAAGGATATACTAGAGCATTTTTTAGGCTCTGGAGGATTCATGAAGAACGGAATGACTTCAGCTAACTTTCACGGAAAACTAGCGAACTATCAAGAGTATATAAACGCTTTGAAAGCTGCTGATGCTGACACTCAAATTATAACGAGGTTTGACTTAGCTATCACTAAAAAAGCAATTCTAAGACTTAAGGCTATTTATATTTTTAGCGATTCATTTCAAAATAGCAGCAGTAGACAGGTTGTTTTTCAGAGGAAGTTTTTAGCGAAAGTTAACGGCGTAGAGATCAAGTGCATGCTTGATGCAATAGACATTAATCACGACAATAAAACTATAACTCCAATTGACATTAAAACTGGAGTTATGACTGACGGAGACTTCTATTCTTTTTATAACCAAGCGTATCTTAAATACAACTACTACATACAAGCAGGGCTGTACAGAAAGATTCTAGTTGAGTTTTTTAAGAATGTCACCAAATACAAGGATTACGTCGTAGAGGATTTTATGTTTATTTATTCCAGCACTAATCCTAGAAATGGACTATCGATACAGGAACTATTTATTCACTCTATAAATAAGAAGATGTATTTGGAGTCGTTCAAAGGCTTTACACACTACTATCGCGGCGATAATTTCATTAAAAAAGGTATAGGTGAGTTGCTTAGGTTTTACAAAGACAACAAGACTCCAGACGCAGTATCAGCAACGAAGTGTGAGGCGATAGCATAGTCTTTTTTAAGGCAAACAAAACAGATAAAAAATAATCATTTTGCAAGATTCTGATATCATTCTTAATAAATCCAAAACGTATCTCCTGTACTACTTCGCAGAGACATTAAAAATATCCAATTTTCACCTACTAAAGAATACTTACCTGTATTTCGAAGGAGAATTAAAAATATGTTTTCTGTACTTGTACTCAGGAAAGAAGAGTTTTACGGACTACGAAAGAAGCTTAGAACAAAACGAACATTACTGCAAGACAGTAGACGTGTCAAGAGACAAGGTCTTATTCGTCATGAACGTTCCAGAAGAACTGGAAGATATAATACAAACATTTTTAGAAGGAAGGTATTCAAGACTTCCTGACATAGCCGGATTAATCAGTTTTCTAAAAGTAAACTATGGCGCTGGAGAGGATTCAAAAATCATAAGAATAATAAGAAAAGACGAAGCGTTAAAACTAGAAATAGAAGAGCAGTTGAATGTAGTTATTGGAGATTTAGACTTATCGTCGCCGCCAGAGTTCTTTAAAGAAAACTTCACAAAAGAACTTTATGAAAAAACAACAAAACATGATGATATCGAAGAAGCTGGTGATATACAAGACCCAGACGCTTCGAAAAGGAGTGGTGAAAGTGCCTAGTTATTTGATTGACATGGTTCTAATTGATAATAAAATTTTAATGCTTAAGAGCGAAAGCGTAACGATAGTTAGACTCGACAAGAAGAACATTGAAAAACACATTAAATACGTAGAATCAAGAAAGTATAGCGGAAAGCTGTACAAAGAAGACATTGAGTATCATTTAGTTCAGATAGACACACTGATAAACAAAAAACCCTTGGCACAGGAAGTTGCTATTTAGAATATGGCTTTAAATCCAAAAAGAATGGCTGTTATCTGTCACAAGATAGCAGCCTTATCCTATCTACTTGCAGAGTCATTTGACGAATTGAATCCAGAAATGAAAGACGATCATTCGTTAAAAGCGAAGTGTAATGAAATGTCAGATGCCTGCCAAAAGATAGTAAACAATCTATTCGACGTAGATGAATTAAGGTCTGGAACATACTTGCAAGAACTATCTACAAAAGTAGACACCTGTATCAGAAAGAATTACATCCACATACCAATGGATAAAAATTAAGAATTAACCAATTAAAACAATTGAAAATGCCAGAATTTGAACAAGAATTTAAAAAGTATTCAAGAAAAGGATTAAGTGAAATGAGGCCTTTCGCCTTATCTGAAGACATGTCAACAATAAGCGTGTCTGCGGAAGACTTAAAGCTTAAAACTCTTATTGGAGGATATGTTGCCCGTAATCCAGTAAATCACGCTGACCAATGGTATGTTTCTAGAGATTATTTTATCGCTAATCTACAAGAGTTTACAGAGCCTATTGAAGTAATAGTTTCTGACGAAGGTGAGAAGTCACTTGGAAATACTGACGCAAACGGCGCTAAGAAAAACGTGAAAGACATCGTGTTCTTTGGAGACGGAGATACTTTTAGATTGATTTCTAAAGCGTCGTCTAAAAAAGAGGGCTGGATGAAGAGTACTAAAGCAATGCAAATTCACGGTGTTGGATGTGTTATTCAAGTAACGACTCAACAAGGAGATAATGTATCTGAAGCTTTGACATTTGTTCCTGGAGTTAAGATTTACCAATCAACCTTTGAAGGTACAGATGAAATTTACAGACAGATAACAGCTATTTAGTCATGAGCCCCTACTCACCTAACTCTGCGGAACTTGAGCATTTTAGATTCTGCGTAAGTAAAGAAATTAAGATACTATCTATCTGTAGAGCTAGTGAGTTTGGCGATTCATTTCATTTAACACTTCATAATCCTGATGGATCTATGTCGTATTTCTTGACTGATTTTAACAAGCCGGCAACACCAGCAAATAGAAAAGTCTTCACAGAAAAAGATGCTTATGTTCAGATGTTTTCAATATACAAAGAATTTTACATGAGAACTAATAATATAAAAGAAGCTGTTATAGCGGAAGTAAAAATTGCTGACGCTAAGAAACTAGAGCCTAAGCCGAAGAAAGAGGTTAAAAAGAAAAAAGCAGACAAGGATTGGATTAATTTTCCTTATAAAGAAATCGATTTATTTGAATTAATAGAGATATGCGAAAAAGAACAGATGACGTAGTTGTCAAATGCACTGATAAAAGACTCATGTCTACGCAAGATCAGAGAGATTCTATATACAGAATGTTCTTTGGACCTTACGAAGCGGAGTGGAGAGATGAAAAAGGAATAGTAGACAATAGAGACTCAGAAATAGCCAAGAGGCTAAACCTAAACGTTATGTCGGTTTCCTTTGTCACAGAGAGAATATCAAGAGAACATTTTGAAAACATTGTTAAACTAAATAACAAACCATGAGTAAAATAGAACAAGAAAGTAAAGACAGTAAAGAGAAGATCTTATCTGACATTATGAACAACGCAAAGTCAGGAGTTTTTGACGAGACGGTCTCACTCGTAAGGGGTTGTTTGTACTCCACAGAGAATCAACACATACTCGGAATATCATCTTCAATAGAAGCATCGATATCCTTAAAGGCATTTATAGACGCGTGTAAGAACCATAAAGATTCTAGACACCCTGTAGATTACATAGTAGCTTCTTTTGTTGGGAACATTGCTATAGAACAGTGTGATGGACTTGGCAAGATGAGTAAGGAAGCTAGAGACAAGGCTATTAATGAATCCATTAGAACGCTAAACGAAAAAGAAAGAGAAAAAACCCTAATGATCTTTGTTCTTAGCGAGGGCGAAGTTGAATTAACAGCTTACGGAGTAATAGAATCTACCTCTAGAAATAAAACATCTGTTGTGATCTCTCCTGAGCCAATATACTCAAAAAAAGGAAAGTCTACTGGCGAGAGCGCGCTTGGAACCGTAGGCTTAAAGAACTTTTTTGAAATGTCAGAATCGGAGAGAAGCACATTTGAAGAAACTGGTTTATCTTACGATGGAGTGTTCGACTTAGACACTAAAGTATTTAAGGAAAATAAAGAGTTTAACAAATTAAAAGTAAAGTCAAAAAAGAAAAAGAAAAAGAAAACAAAATTTGGGTACTAATGGTGCTTGGAGGTGTAAAGCCTGAACGGAAAGAGTAATTAAACTTATTTTGAGCAATATAATATCTAAAAACAAAAAAACGAAATGGATACAGCTAACGTTGTATAAAAACTGCTTTAACGATGGAGACGACGTGCATTTAGGCTTTAAGCATAAGGGAATTTATTATTGCTTAACTCACACTAGATCTCCAATATTAATACCTAAAAAGTACCTTAGAATGAATCATACTAGAGACGATCCTGGATATATAGCAGTGTCTATAGGTACTCCAACGCCAGTCAACCTAACCAATATGAGGATTTCTAAGTTATTTTTTTACAATCAATTTTTAAAAAATAAACGAAGTGTCGAGAACGATAAGGAGTAAATACACTAAAGGCAAATCGGTTTCCAAGCATTGCAGGAATTCAAGTGGAAGATGCCTGTACTGCTTAGGGAACAGGCTTTACAAAAACTTAAGAAGAATGGTAACATTAAAATCTGAATAAATGGAAGCACTTGATATATCTATCGAAACAGGAATACCTTACAATAGGGTAAAAGCCAGGGCTGTTAGGCTTGGTATAAACACATCTGGACACTTATCGAAAGACCAAATAGAATCTTTATCTATAGACTTCGAAAAAGGATTTGCAATAGTTCCAAGTAAAATGAATTATAAAGACAAAAAGAAAGTGTAATGGGAATTTACGTAAAAAAGAAAACTAAGGAAGAGTACGTAACTTATAATAGAGAATGGCGAAATAACAATAAAGAAAGTGTGAGTCTCACGAATAAGAAGTGGTATGAGGCTAACAAGGAATTTTTAAAATTAAAAAGAAAGTTAAAAAATGAAGAGGCCAAGAAACTCTATAGACAATCAACATCAGCCAAAAAAAGCCTGACACGGTAACGGCGGATTATTGTCGTCAGGTGGCGACCAAAAAAAACTAATTTTTAAATTTAAGACAGAACAATGAAAACACAAAACAGTGATTCAGTTAAAGACCAAAACGCCACTTGCGACAATAATATGTTAGCAGAAGTCAAAGATGGTGTTCATAAACAATTCATTCTAAATACCGAAAAGGAAAGAGTAGAGTGTAGATGTGGACACGTTGCTATTTGGTGGCGAACAGGTTATTTATGTGGAACAATTACGGCTTATCATT